TAATTGGAGATAAAAAGATAGATTTAGTAGTTACAAGTCCACCTTACAATTTAGATATTAAGTACGGAAAGTACTCAGACAATAAAGAATATAAAGATTATTTATACATGATTGAAAAGATTTTTGGGAATGTCATGGATTTTATGAATAAAGGGACAGAAGGAAGATACATGTGTATCAATTTAGGAAGAGAATGGGGACCAATAAACTTACAAGCAGATTATCATAATCTATTAGAAGGATTAGGTTATACATTTTTTAGGAATATCTATTGGAAGAAACCATTGGGTGCAGCAAGAGGAGATTCAATGAGAAATCCATTCCCTAGATATTACAAACCAAAAGTACAAACAGAGATAATACAAGTTTATGCAATAGATGAAATTCCAGAAAACTTAAACTCAATGGTTATGTACGAATCAAGTTCTACAATAGGAAAAAGAAGAGAAGAATTAATACCTTCAATTTTAACAAGTAAATATGCCGGGAATGTATGGGAATTTAACACAGAAGGACAATTAAATGGGGATCACCCTGCGCCATTTCCAGTGCAACTGCCATATAATTGTATAAGATTTTTTAGTTTTGAAGGAGAAAGAATAGTTGATCCTTTCATGGGAAGTGGAAGCACACTAATTGCAGCAGATCAATTAAAAAGGAAGTGTTATGGGATAGAAATAGATCCAAACTATGTAAGTTTAACAATTGAAAGATTTTTAATGTACAAGCCAGATGCAAAGTTAGATATCCAAAGATCAATAGAACCAGGAGAAAAGGTTATATGAACTTCTCAAGTAGATGTTATGGATTTGGAAACTCATGGATATTTAAATGTAGATTTTTTACATTGATAGCCCATTGGCATAAAAAGAAAGATTGGAAAAGGCACACAAAAAAATGAGTAACAAAGTCAAGGCAAGATTAGAGAAACTCAAGTTAGAGATGACTCATGAAGAAAGATTACAATTGGACAATGCACTGGGTGAATTATTTTTAAAAGCAGGTGGAATTATAATCAATCAAGAAAAGGCATGTGATAATATAATTGATGAAATTTCAGATAACAAGTTTGCAGAGATTGTTAAAAGAATAAAGAAAAAGGTACTTATATCAGCAGAATGCTAAAAAATGCACCCAAACAAGCCTAAAGAAGGATTTTAAAGGAGAAAATATGTGCGATCATAAAAAATTAAGGAAACACTTCCCATTCGGAAGAAAGTCAGGATGCGAGATATACTGTAAAGTTTGTGGAAAAAACATATCAAAGAAAGAACTAAGAGATATTAAACCAAAAGTAAGGAAGAGGAGATATAATGGAGATTAATAAAGGGGATAAATTTATACTAGGAAATCATATTTTAATGTGTGGAGATAGTCTAAGCACAACAGATGTTAGTAAGTTATTGGGTGGCCAGAAAGCAGACATGATATGGACAGATCCACCTTATAGTGTCAATTATATCCCAGAAGCAAGAAGAAAGGGTGGAAGAAGCAAGACAAATCTTGGAGGAATAATGAATGACATAAACTTTCAAATTACAGATTTATTGGATTTAATCAACACAGGAATAGTCAAAGGGGCAGTTTATATGTGCTGTGGAACAAATCAAATAGAGCAAATATATCCATGGGTGTTCAAAAACATAGGATTCAGGCCTACTTTTATTATGTGGGTTAAAAATGGATTTTCAATATTAGCAAGAGATTATCACAGTCAGTACGAACCAATGTTATATTTTTATTATCCGGAGAAGAAATTCAGGGGAACAAGAGGCCAAACAGATGTATGGTTCTTTAAAAGAAGACCAACAGGAGATTATGTCCATCCAACAATGAAACCAGTAGCACTAGTTCAAAGAGCAATAGAAAACAGTTCAGATCCAGGAGATATAGTTCTCGATTTATTTGGTGGAAGTGGTACAACAATGATTGCATGTGAAAATACAAACAGAAGATGTTATATGATGGAATTAGACCCACATTACATAGATGTCATTATTCAAAGGTGGGAAGCACTAACCAACAAAAAAGCACAAAAGATAAATGATTTGTTAAGACCTTCAGGAGTTTAAAATGGAACCTACACTTCCCATGGAAAATAAAGAAAATGTTAATTTATTTGATTTGCCAGTTTTAAAGGAAAAAGCATCAAAAAATCAGCAAATAATAGCATTTGAAAGAAGAATGGAGATTATGGAAAATTATGTTAGAAAGTATGGTTTAACATTAGCTAAGAAATTTACAAAGAAACTAGCACAAGATTACAATGTAGGAGAAAGAAGAATTTATCAGGATTGGGATTGGATTAAAGGGAACTTTAAACCGGAAGACTTAAGGCAATCAATTATAGATTTAAAGGTTTTAAGAGGAAAAGCACTGACAGAAGCAATGGAATATCTAACAACAGCACAAGGAGCAGAAAAACCAATTGCAATAAGAACAGCCATAGAAGTATCTAGATCATTTAGGGAGGAATTAGAAGCATGGGGAGAAAAGCCAAAGGTTGCAGATAGAAATGAAATAAGTGTCCATCAAGAACCAGTTATTTTTAATTTGATAGAAAAGTCTATGGAGGAAATAAAAAATGCAAGATCTGGAAATAAGCCCCAAACAAACAGAGATACTTAAAGTACTTGATGATAAGGAGCATACAGAAATATTTGCAGGAGGGGCAGCAGGAGGATCTAAATCATTCACCGGATGTTTATGGCAAATAAGAAGAAGACTAACTTATCAAGGAAGTAGGGGGTTTATTGCCAGGGCCCAATTGAAGAGTTTAAAGGAATCAACATTATTAACTTTTTTTGATGTTTGTAGAAGATTAGGGTTACAACCAGGAAAAGACTTTAAATACAATTCAATGTCCGGGGTGATTAAATTTTCAAATGGATCGGAAGAATATCTGAAAGATTTATTTTTATATCCAAGTGATCCTGACTTTGTAAGTTTAGGTTCAACAGAATTCACAGATGGATTTATTGATGAAATGCCTGAAATAACAGAACAAGCATATCAGATTATTAGATCAAGACTTAGATACAGATTAGACGATTTTGGATTAATACCCAAAATAATGATGGGAAGCAATCCATGTAAAACATTTATTTATAGGGAATTTTATAAGAAATGGAAAGAAGGAAAACTAGAACCATACAAAGCATATATTCATGCTAGTGTTTATGATAATCCTTTTATTTCTGAACATTACATAGAAAATTTAAAGAAACTAGATAACAAGAATAGAGAAAGATTATTGAACGGAAACTGGGAATATGATGATGATCCAATGAAATTATTTGATTATGATAAAATAATAGATATGTTTACAAGTGAGGCCAAAAGAGGAAGAAAATATTGTATAGTTGATCAGTCTGGATTTGGTAGAGATTTATGTGTTATAAGTTTTTGGGATGGGTTATTTGTAACAGAAGTAATAAAGAGACAAGAAGGAATAAGTAGTACAGAATTGGATCAAATGTTAAAAGATAGATTAATACCTAGAAGTCAATGTTTAGTAGATGAACTGGGGGTAGGGTTTGGATTAGTTAAGGATTTGTCAGGGGTGGTAGGATTTGTAGCAAATGCAGCACCAATAAAGAAAAAGAAAGAAATGGATGAAGATAAAGTCATTCATAATTATAAAAACTTAAGAAGTCAATGTTGGTTTATGTTAGCAAATTATGTCAATTCTGGATTAATAGGAGTTTACAGTAAAATACCTGAAGAGATAAAGAATTTATTAGTTGAAGATTTAGAACAAATGAAACAAGTAAACGCAGATAAGGATACAACTCTGCAAGTAATATCAAAAGATGAATTAAAGAAATTAGGGAGTTTAACAAGATCAACAGATACAGGGGACTCTTGGATGATGAGAATGTACTTTGAAATTAATCCAAATGAGTTAGTCTTCGGATTTTTAGATACAGAAGAAGTTCCGCTAGAAGAAGATAAAGAGAAAAGAAAAAAGATATTTGGAACAAATGAATATGAAAGTGAAAGACAAAAACAATTAAAAGAAGTTCATTTTGGGCCAAAGATAAATTAATTAAAGAAATGATAATCTTTAAATACAACAAAAAAGATTATTAATCATCAAGTCCCTTCATAATCATGGTAGAGAGAAATCTAAAAAACTTATTCGGACTCATACCAAAGAGTGTCCCTGCAATAGACAGCATAAATGAAATAACAAGAGAAGGGATACCTAAAGCATTTATTCCTTATTTTTTCTATAAACCACCTTTTGGATATCCTCGTTATACAGATTTAGTAACAATAAGAAGATTAGCTAGTACACCTTATGTAGAAATGTGCATTAATTTAATTTTAGATGAGATGAGCCCGATTGAATGGGATATTGTTACAGAAGATGGTGTAGAATTAACACCTGAAAAACAAAAAGAAATAGATCACGTTAAATCCTTTTTTGAAAATCCGAATACAAATAAAGAAAGTTTTTCAGACATTAGAGAACAATATTTAAGAGATGTATTAGAAATTAATTCAGGTGTAGTTAATAAGATGTTCAATAAGAAAGGTGAAATGGTTGAGATAGTTGCACGTGATGGGGCCACATTTACAAAGAATCCAGATATTTATGGGATGTATACAAATAGAGAAGATATTGTAGCAGAACCAAATATTGTTATGAACAAAAGAGAACAAAGTATGACTGATCTAGAACCAGGATGGATCAGTCAAACAGATGTTAAAGAGAAAGCTGCATATTTTCAATATGGATGGTCAACTGCAGCAAGGCCAGTACCATTTGGAAAAAAAGAATTAGTTTGGATGGAGAGACGTAAAAGAACAGACAATTTATACGCTCGTGGAATGATTGAAGTACTAGCAAATACAATTCAAACTTTTGTTTATGCGATAGAAAATGATTTGGAATTTTTCTCTGATAATCAAATACCAGCAGGTGTCCTTTCATTAGAAGGATCAAATACAGAAGAAATAAAGGCATTCAGAGATCAATGGAAAGAACAACAAAGGGTTAAAGATACAGATGGGAACTGGAAAAAGAAAATGCATAATATTCCTATAGTAGGAAAAGCTCCAAAGTTTGAATCTATTCAATTTACAAGTCAAGAGATAGAATTAATAGAAAAACAAAAGTGGTGGGCAAAGATGGTATGGGCATGCTTCGGAGTAACTGCAACAGAACTAGGTTATACTGAAGACTCAAAAGGAATGGCCAGTCAAATAGTACAATCTAATTCATTCAAGAAAAGAACAATATATCCATTACTAAGAATGGAAGAATATAAAATAAATCATGAGTTAATTTCAGAATTTTATGAATCAGAAAAAAATAAAGCAATAACAAAAGCAATATTAAAAGGCATGCCTAAGTTAGAAGCTGAGAACTCAGTCAAAAAATTATCAGATGAAAAGAAACTTCCATATCAAGGCATTAAGTTTCAATTTATGATTTTTGATGTAGATGAAGAAACTAAGAAAGCAAATCTTTTCAAGATACAATTAGATTCAGGAACTAGAACAATTAATGAAATAAGAAAGAAAGAAGGACTTGAAGAATTAGAATGGGGAAGTGATAATCCGGCAGATAAGTTTAATCAAGGATTAGGAAATAATAATTTTGGAAATCCAACTGGAAATGAGATTGGAAAGAAGAAAGAAGAAACTCAATCTCCAGGAAGAACAGATCAGAAAGCATTAACAACAGATAGTCCTTTAATCTTACAAGAGAATGAAAGAATGTCATCAGACAAATTAGAAAGAAGTATAGTTTATTTATTAGACAGCAATGAAAAGAAAATAAAAGAACTAATCGAGAAGGAAATAGGCAGAAACACATTAAAAGAAATTAAATCACTTGATCAGTTAGTTAAGGTTATAAAAGAATTAATTATCTTTCCAGGATTAAAAGGTATCAGTGATGCAGTTATCAGACAATCATTTATGAACGGATGGGAAGATGTAGAAAAACAACTTGATAAGAATTTTTTAGTTAATAAGGATGCAATAACATTTTTACAAGATTATACATTTGAAAACATAAAAGACTTAACAACAGAACTAACAAGTGATATCAGGGCAGAACTAGAAAGAGGAATGATTGCAGGGGAAGGGATAGAAAAATTAAAGGACAGAATTAATACAGTTTTTAAGAAAGGAAAGAATCGGGCCGAGATGATTTCTAGAACAGAAACAAATAGGGCAGAAAACAATGGAAAGTTACAAGCATTTAAATCAAGTGGAGAAAGATATCAAAAGAAATGGGTATCCAAGATAGATGACAGAACTTCAGATATATGTAGACATTTAGATGGGAAAGTAGTTGAAATTAATGAGAATTTTAAAGATGGGAAATTTGAAGGGCCATGTCCTCCGGCACATGTTGACTGCAGAAGTTCGATAGTTTTTGAAAAAATTAATGAGTAATAGTTAATCGGTTAATTCATAATCCTTAAATATACTTAAAAAGTAAATAGTTCATGGAAAATCAATTCATATTCACAAGACCTTTAACTTATGAATTGAAAGATAACGGAGATTTGATTATCTCCCTCGATATTTCTACAACAGAACCAGATTTGGTTAATGATATTGTAACATTAAATTTCTTAAAATCAATGCAAGGCCAGATATTATCTCAAAATAAGAAATTAGACATTGAACATGAAGCATTCAGAGGTAAAACTGTGGAAGAAAAAGAGATTAATAAAACAAAGATACCTGCTGGAAGAATGTTTGAACCTACAATATTAGAATACAAAAATGAAAAGAATGAAACACATCATTCATTAAACATTAAGGGAATTATTAATAAATTTAGATCAGATTATGAGAGTATAAAGGGGAATATTCTGGAGAAATTTCTTGATGCAGGAAGCATAGCTTTTATACCAACAAAGTATCGAAAGGAAGAAAAGAGTGGGGTTGTTTATAGGTATTTAGATGACGGAATCTTGCTTAATACAGCCTTAACTGGAAACCCGATAAATACCTCTGCGCAAATGAGGGCAATTATTTCTAAATCAATTGATTCATTAGAAGAATATCAAAAAGCAAAGGGAGAAGACCCATCAATTGAAAACATGCTTGAAGTTAAATCAAAAGAATCAGACAAATTAAAAGAAGAACATGCTGGGGAAAAAGTTGAAGATGAAAATTTAACTGAAGATGAGAAGAAAAAGAAAGAAAAGGAAATGAAGAAAAAGGAATGCAAAGATGAGAAAGGTGGTCCAGGAAGTGGACCAAGACCAGGGCATGGAAGAAGTTCAACTT